GTAGTCGATGTTGCCGGCATCGTAAGGCGCTACCATAACGTACCAGCCCGACTGGACGCCGTTGACCGTGAAAGTGACGTTGTTCGGCGGCTGACGGGTCGTACCGTCAAGCGCCGTGATCTTGTCGTTCACCGCTAGGTCAGCGTACTCGAGAGTAAAGCCGTAGGCGCCGACAAGGGAGGAGCCGGTCGATGCTCCGCAGAACGGGGCCGACACAGGCTTTTCAACCACAGCGTTGGAGCCTGCCGTCGTCGCCGTCACCGCTCCCTGCGTCACCGTCACGGCGTTGCCCGGAACGACGCCTGTCAGAAGTTGTACATACAGAACGTGGCTGGTGGTGTCGTTAGCCAGAATCTTGGCCGTTCCTGCCGTTGCGCCGGAACCCCAAGAGAGGTTGGTCGCTCCACCTTCGGCAAAGGTGCCGCCAGATGGCGTACCGATGTCGATGGCGTGGGTGATACCCCGGAACATCTCTCCCGGAATATTATAAAGCGTCGTGGTTTCACCGTTACGGGTCGCATACTTCATGCGCTCGTAGAACTGGTTGATGGTGTAGGTATCGCGGTTCCACTTCGAGTAGTAATACTCGTTGGCGGAGTCCTGATTGACGTCGATGGCGTTCCAGCCTGCCGTCAGGTTGGCAATCGTCGACCACGTGGCCACAGTGCCCGAGGCGGTCGTATTGTTGAGGTCGTCAGCGTAGGTCAGCGGAACGACGTTGACGCCACGGCCCGTCGACGGGATGCGGAACTCGGAGAAAGTCTTGCCCCACTCGCGGGTCGTAAACAGCAGAGCGCCGTTGTCGATCAAGGAGCCAGCCGACTTCACCTTGACCATGAAACGCATCGCTACGCCATTGGACGGGTCCGGGTTGATGCCGGCAAAGGTCTCGCCGTTCGGCGTGTTATTCCAGAACTTGTTGGACAGCACCGCGTTGTTCTGGATGACGTTGACGACGACACCACGGTTCGCCACTACCGAGACACCGTCGTAGATTTCTTCCTGACCCGAGACGGTCTGGATGATCGAGCCGCCGTAAATATACTCGGAAGCCGGCGTCGTGTAGGCGTCATCAAGCTTCGTCGTATTCAGAAGTTCGATGATGGTCGTGAACTTCTTGTCCGACGGGTTCGGAATGGTGATGTCGAGGTAGTCGTCGTTCGACGAGGAAGCGTCATCGGCCAAATCTTGCAGCCAGCGGTGTAGCTCGTAGACGGAAATATAGTTGGCGGTAGCCGTACCGTGTGCGCCGCCGATATACCGGATAGACTTGTCAGTCCGATATTGCCATTTGGTTGCATCAAGTGCCATGTCCTGTACCTCTGGTTATTCCCCGTCAACGGGCAACAAAACAACTCTACACCCAACTGATCCCTGCAACAAGCCCCGGCATTAAGCCTTTGCTCACACGAGCTACAGTGTAGACTTCTTGGCGGCAGCCCATGCCGCTCCGATTGCGGCAATGATGCCGACCGCCCACGTCATGATTTTTCCGACCAACTTCGACCCTTTCCACATGCTGACCATCTCGTCAATCGACTCTTTGATGGTGTCTTCACGGGCAACGTGATCACTTAGTTCCTTATTCATTGACGCCAGATCAGACTTGATCATGTCCAGTGTTCGATCTTGGTGATTCAGCCGCCAAAGGATAATCAACAACGGGTCTTTTTCAACATGCGACACGTCGGCAACGTGCTGCGCTGCCTCAAGCATTTCTTTTTCCAGATGGCGTTCGTGATGCTCAGTGGACATCGTCGCGTTTCCCGTCTTTGTCAAACCTGATGTCGTTTCGACAGTCATCCTCAACAAAACATGATGCCAGGTAAACTAGCGAACCTACTGCCAAAAAGCAGGCAACAATGCCGGATACCATAGCCAAAAGACGAAGCACTTCGCCACTGTTGAAGATGAATCCCTCGGTCATTTCAAAACCGGCACATCACCGTCGGTATCAGGGTAAAAACAGGGTCCATCAACGTTCCGCGTAGAGCCTCCGTATCCTCCTCCGTCAGACCCTGCGGGCGGTGGATTGCCAGCCCCAGGTGACAATCCGATACGCTCGGTCGTGGAGACTGTGGCCCAAGCATTGAACACCCCGGCAAGAGCAGCGATAGCGCCAGCGATAGAGGCCACCCCCTCAGTATCAAGGGCAACCGTGTGCCCGTAAGCGGAAGCGACAACAAGGCCGGAGGAGAGCAGCACAGTAAGTGCATTGACCAACACCTGCCTTTTTTTCCACGTTTCGGCATTGGCCAATTCCTCCCCGGCGCGCAGAACGCGGAACAGGTCAATTAGGGGGGGCATTGTAGGCTCCGCTACGGTAGTTGGCGATGACGATCCTCGCCGTGGTCAATGTCACCAGCGCAGCCTGTTTCTGTTCTGGCGTCAGCGTCGGAGACTTCATGATGACATCAAGAACCACGGGAAACGCCTTGTTAGACATAGCCTGCAACGCCTCGACAGTGCTATCAGCCGAGCAGGCAGCAGTAACGAAAGGCTCGGCAACGGCGAGTTGTTCCTTGACTTTGGGGTCGATGGCCGGGTCAAGCTGCAGCCCGAGAACCACCGCCTGCGTCAGAGGGCAAGCAGTATCACGCAGGTCGGCGAGGTTCTGCTGGTTGTCCTGCTGCGTCGTAGCACACCCGGAGAACAACAACAGCATGAACACGGCGCCTATAAGCATTCCGATAAGGGGAAGGAGGGGGCTTGTGCGGTAATGTGTCATAGTCATACCTCGTTGTCTTCTGCGGCGTAGCGCAAATCGTTGGCAATACGGCGAGCCCACCCACGGCCAAACGTCGGCCAAGTAGAGAGACGAGCCAGGAAATCGAGACGGGCAGCCACGTAGCGCAGTAGCACATCGGACACCGGGGCGGAAGCAAGGGCTCGCCTCGAAATCACCCCGAAGTGGCCGTCGTCGGCAACGCCGAGCACCGCCTGCAACTTGCGAATGGCGGTCTGGATGCCGGAGTTGACCGCGAAATCGAACGCCTGAAACTTGATGGATGGATGGCAAGCATCCCCCAGCGGGTCCCAGAAATCCTTGCGATAGATCGCCTTTGCTGTTTCCAGGTCAAGGTTCTTGATGTTGAGCGCCGGATATGAGCGTTTGCTGATACCGTACTTGGTCTCTCCACCCGGATCACGAGGGTCAAAGACATATCCGCCCTCATGGTCGATGAGGCGGTCGAACGCTTGATCAAATGTCAGTTTTTGCATGTCCGTACCTTATCCAGTTTCCCAATAGCGGCAAGCAGAACGAAACCTACTTCAGAAAGAGCGTCTACAGCCTCAGTCGATCCCTCACCATGCGGAGACAAGCCTTTAATAACCCGCTCCTCGTCATCCCTGATCTTGGCGATACGCTCCCTCATATGGGCTAACTGCTCAATCTCGCACTTGACGCGAAGTCTGCGCACCTCGTTCATGCTTCACCCCTGCCAGACGCGCAAAAAGGGTACTTGAGGTATCGATAGTTCAGCCAGAACCTTCTCCAGCTACTTGAAGTTGCAATCATGCCCAATTGCTTCAGGTTGCTTTTATTCATGGTTTTCTTTGACCCTGGTTTATTTCAGTATATTACCCGAACCTGATGACGTCAGCCATAGTTTCGGCCTTTTTATTGCTTCCACGAGCGCCCCCGGTCGGGGTATCCGGCTTGAGGTTCTGGTTCATGGTGCTACCGTCATTGGTAGCGCCGTTGTAGCCACTCCCCGCAGGCTGGGTTGTCGCATTCCTGAACATTGTTCCCGACAACTTCGGCGCCCCGGCAGCCGGCAACTTCCCGGTCAACATGATTGAGGCTTCCTCGTCGCTGATGAAGCCAAGGCTTAGTTGTTCAAGTATTCGGCTCTGCTTCATCGCCCTGAACGCTTCAACTTCATTCTTCGGGCGCAGGTCGATGTCTTCGTAAGCGAATTCGACGTAGCAATCAACGCCGTAAAGTCGCACCGCCAAGGTGAAGATGCGACTGTAAAGTTCGTTGAGTTTCTTGCGGATCAACCCATCCGCAGTCTTCATGTACAGCAGAGCCTCAGCGGAAGCGATGTTGGCGCTGGCGCTGCCGTGGCCGAGAATCGTCGGCATGGATTTGGTGCCCGTTGCCAACTTGCTGTTGGCAATCCCTTGCAGCGCTTCCCACTCATTACTGAGATTGGTGTTGCCGTGGTCGACCACCTCGATACCGATGGTATCGAAGACGATCAGGGCGTCCTCGGGCTTCAACCCGTTGACCTTGGTCTCGATCTCGCTGACGACAGTAGCCATATAGTCCGCGATCTTTTCCTGATCATTCTGGAACTCGAGCGGAATGCCCTTGCGGAATTTCTCTTCGTCGATGGTGACGGTGACTCGCGGATGGATAGCCCTCTTGACGACGCGCCGCAAGTCGTTCATGAAGTCTGTCGAGAACAGCACAGCCTGCAATGCCGGCTCCAGCGGCGACGCCGAGTACGGATCAAGCAGGTTCTGGTCGATGGAGCCATAGAAGAAGGTCGGGATGTCGAGGTCGATCTTCTCGCCTACGATTTCCTGCACCGGCTTGAGGCGCTTGCCGTTATCCGCAGGGTAGAACTTCAACCCTGTCGTCGAGATGGGCTGCAGCCGCTCCGGCAGCCGTGTCTTGTCAAGGACGAGTTCGACCCCATAGGACCCGTAGAGCATGAGTTCCTTGCCAATGGCCTCGGACGTCGACAGAAGTGAATTACGGTCAGCGTAGCCCATGTCGTAGGACGACAGGAAGTTCATGCTGGCAATGATTTGCTGCAAGAGTTTCGTCCCATCCGGGCTGACCGTCCCGTCCATGTTGTACGCAACGGCAGTCCACGAGTCCGTGATCGCCGTCCTCAGCGCCGCATTGACCGCAGCGCTGATGTCAGGCGACGCGGCAGCGAAGTCCCGTATGATGGTCCGGGTGTCAGCGCCGTTACGGTAAGTGAGGGTGTCGGTATTCGCCAGGCGGCGATCCGTCAACGGCAGCGCCGTAGATTCGGACGGCTTCGCCGTTTTCAGGTACGACGGCGTTGCCAGTTGAGTGCGCGGAAGACGCTTCGGCGGATTCGGAGTAGCCACCTCTGACTTCGCGTCAAGGTGGGTTCTCTTAAGCATGGAAGTCAGGAATTTGGGAAACATGGTCGCTCCGGGTATTGAAACGCTTATACCACAAGCTTCTCCAATTAGGCAAGGGTCACGTCAAAGCCTTGTTCCTGAAGGTGAAAATGGAGGCTATAGGGAGGGTAGCAAGTCCTACTGCTGTGCCTCTGATCTTTGCCCCAATCATCGCGTAAAGGGCAGAAAATAAAAAGTGATCCGCCCCTTTTGACGATTTCACCCACACGTAACGCATCTCATTATCATTTGTGTACTGGCGCTCTCGAGTCATGTCCATAAAATGCGCAATGAGTTCTTCCTTCATCTCTGGCACAGCGAACTTCATCATCCCGGACCTCAAATGCCCCATCATTGCGTCAAGGGATGGATCGCGGTTGATGTTGACCTGTCGAACCAAGTCTCGGCCCTCGGATGGTTTTTCCTCGTAGCGCTTCAAGGTGTGAGTTTCTGCATTCTTTGTCCTGACAAACACCGCAGCATAGAGGTTCGGGTCGTACATCTGCATCCGCATAATGGTGTCGGTGTAAGGCAAGGCGTCAGCTACCGTCAGGCTGACTCGGTACTGGCGACTCAACTCACCACGTCGCTCGTCAAGGCGCCCAATCGGGATCATCTCGGCGTGCTCCAGTATCATGAGCCCGTCGTAATTGACCGCCCAAATGGTACAGGCGCACTCGAGGCCCATGTCCAGCCCCATCACCCGCATCATGTTGCTGCTCCCCTTCTCGCTGATGAAGCAAGAAGCAAGCTCCTCGTAGGTGTAGGTGGACTCCAAGTCCTCATAAGGCAGCCCGCAACCTGTGTTCATAAAGTCGACGTAGCGGGCGTACTCGGTACGCTCCATGACAAGGTCGCTGGCCTTGCGGTAATCAGGCAAATCGCAAGGGCTGACGGCGTACCCTACAGCCTCAAACTTGTCATTTGGGTTTTTGCACACCCATTCCCGGTGCTCAGGCGTGTAATCAGGGGCTTTACCACACCTCGGACAAGCAAAAAAGGCGCTCATATAGTCCAATCTGGCCAGTTTTACCTTGTTCAAAGTGCTCCAGTCGATCTCAGGGACCCCTGGAATCCTGATGTCGTGAGGCAAATTTGGCCAACTCCAGTGCCCGCAATGGGTACATTTGACCATGCGAAAGTGCTGTTTTGACTCGTCAAACAGTGCGGAAATACCCCTTCCAGGCAGTGTCGGCGTGGAAAAATAGATTTTTTCCTTGTATTTACTGTGATTTAGGCGTGACTGATACTGTTTTACGACAGTGGCATTAGCGTACGAAAATTCGTCCGCCACAACAATGTCCGAGGGCACGCTGATCGCCTGAGAGTCCTTACTTGCCCCCTTGAAAAACACAAAGGAATGGCCGAGTTTCTTGACAGAGACGTTATCGACACTGCTATCGATGAGCCCGGACAAGTACGGGGAGTCGTTGATGATGTCGTTGACGCGCCCTTTGGCGAAATCAGACGCCGCCGACTGTGTTGGCATCACGTAAATGATGTTGAGGGGTTCAATAGCCGCTCTGGCAAGGATAAGTCTGGCCACAAGTTCCGAACAGCCGACCTGAGAGGGCTTTGTCACCACTATATTCTTCGAGGTCTCTTCGAGGATTTTTAGCTGGTATTCATGCCCAGCGAAAGAAAATGGCTCTCCCTTAAGAAAAGTATTCTCCTCAAGCCAGCGAGCGATGTCGCCGCGCTTGTAGCGGCCAAGCGTACCGGCCCGCAGGCGGTCCATGTGGGCTTTCCAGACTGCACTCATTTAACCACTCCTATCTGGTCTGCCTCTCTGTCATACCTCGAGAAAAATGCTTCAACCGCCTCGGTCGGCAGCCCGTGAACCGCCTTGATGAGGGCGGCCTCCATCTTCTTCAGGTTCTCAGCCTCAGCAAGTTCGATCTGGAGCTTCGCCAGCTTCTCGATTACTGCTGACACGCTGTTGACCGCCTGGACGATCTGGTTGAGGGGGATGGAGTCTTCGTCGTAGTCGAGCACTTTGGCTTGCAGGCGCTGTGCGATACGCAGTTGGCTGACAAGTTCGGCCTCCACGTCGACGTCGCGTAATTTGGTCGACGGCAGACAAGACTCGATCTCCAGCTTGTACCTCAACAGGGTCTCTACCGGCAATGCCCCCCACCTGAACGTCGGAGGGGCCGCTTGCTCGTCCCGCCCGAAGTTCTTTACTTTGCTTTCGTCAATCATGCTGTGTTCCGGTAAGTGGTAAGGGTTGGCACTTGAGTGAATCTTTCAAGTATAAGCCTGAGTACCGCATCTTTGGAAAGACCAGTGACAGCGGCAAGGGTTTCCAGCTTGTCTACGGCGGCTGGCGCCGCCAGGGCCAGCGTCTTTTTATCATACGGCGCGACTACCTCATTCTTTTTGACTCGATCAGCGAAAGCGGCAACGACGTCGTCAGGCGTTGCGTTGATGATGACGTCGCTTATCCACGCTCCCGCTGTTTTACGATTGGCATTGGCGTGGTCGTGGACAGCGGCATGAATCTGCTTTGTCAGGCGGAGGGCTAATTGGATTGTTTTCATAGAGAACAATGTACTAGAAAAGTTTTGAAAAGTCAAATTTTTGTAGAGGGGGGTAGGTTGGCCCCGGCCCTGGCCAGGACGTTATAAAGATGGGCCGTCACGGTTTGCCTATGCTGGCGATGGCCCTGGCGATGGCCCTGGCGATGGCCCTGGCGATGGCCCTGGCGATGGCCCTGGCGATGGCCCTGGCGATGGCCCTGGCGATGGCCCTG